TACACAAGACGCTCCTGTGGCTCAGGATGCGTCCTTTGCGTCTATTGCTGAAAACATGGTAGTAGACAAGTACGGACGTATTGGCGCTAGACAGGGCTTAGATAAGCTCACAAGCAGTGCTACGCCACTGGGGTCTAGCCTTGGCATTGAGACTATCTTTGAGTACGTAGATCACAGTGGTGACATTGTAGTATTCTCTACTGGTAACAATAAGGTGTTTACTGGTACGACTACATTAACTGATGTTACTCCCGGCAGCTACACAGTCAGTGCAAACAACTGGAAGATTATAAACTTTAACGACCATGCTTACTTCTTCCAACGTGGACAAGAGCCTCTTATCTACACTGACCACGGAGGCAGTGGAGTATTAGAGAAGTTTAGTGACCATAGTCATGCTACAGGCACACCACCACAAGCCAATGAAGCTCTAGCAGCTTTTGGTCGTGTGTGGGCTGCTGACGTTACTGGTAACAAGCACACGTTGTACTGGTCTGACTTATTGTCTGGACATGCGTGGACAGGAGGTTCTTCAGGTTCTTTAGACGTTACAACGGTGTGGCCTACAGGACACGATGAGATTGTAGCCTTAGCAGAGTTTAACGACTTCTTAGTTATCTTTGGCAAGCGTAGTATTCTATTGTACTCTGGTGCAAGCTCACCGTCCTCAATGGTACTAGCAGATGCTATTACAAACATTGGATGTATTGCTAGAGACAGTGTGCAGTCCACAGGTACAGACTTGATCTTCCTGTCCGACACTGGTGTACGTAGCTTGGGCAGAGTTATACAAGAGAAGTCTAACCCTATTGGTGACGTATCTAAGAATGTACGTGACGAGATGATGTTCACTGTTAATACACAGACTAACAACATTAAGTCTGTTTACAGCCCAGAGCATTCTTTCTATCTGTTGTTCTTGCCCACAAGCTCTATTGTTTACTGCTTTGATATGCGAGGTAAACTAGAGGACGGTAGTAACCGTGTGACTACATGGCCTAGCACTAAGATCCTATGTGGCAATAGAGCAGCAGACGGTACACTGTACTTAGGGTCTGTCAAAGGTATCAATAAGTACAACGGGTATTTAGATGACACTGATAGCTACACTATGCGTTACTACACTAACCCGTTGTCCTTTGGTGACGCTAGTAGACTGAAGATTCTAAAAGAAATCAATTTTACAGTTATTGGTGGTCAAGGCGCACCAGTAACAGTTAACTGGGGATATGACTACACTGAAGGATACACAAAGCAAGCTGTAACTGTAGCCAACGCTAGTATCGCTGAGTATGGATTATCTGAGTACAACGTAAGCACATCAGAATACAGTGCTACAATTATTATTGACACGGCTAAAGCTAAAGCAACTGGATCTGGCAGAGTAGCCACTATTGGTTTGGACTGTACAATTAACGAAAGATCACTGTCCATACAAGAAGTAAACATTGAAGCACTTATAGGTAGATTAATCTAATGACGAACTATACGAAAACTACTGACTTTGCAGCAAAAGATTCTCTACCTTCAGGTAACGCTGCTAAGATTGTAAAAGGCTCTGAGATTGATACAGAGTTTAATAACATTGCAACTGCATCAGCAACTAAAGCAAACGCTAATGATGCTGTCTTAACTGGCACGACTACTGCTCAGACACTGGACATCTCAGGTAATGTTGATGTTGATGGTACTCTGGAAACTGATGCACTGTCCCTTAATGGAGTTACAGTAACCAGTACTGCTGCTGAACTAAACTACGTCGATGGCGTTACTTCCAATATCCAGACACAGTTAGACGCTAAAGCTCCCCTTGCTAGTCCTACGTTTACTGGAACTGTTACTGTTCCGGGTCTAACGACTACAGCAAATGTGTTGTTTGGCGACAACGACAAGGCTATCTTTGGCGCTGGCTCTGACCTACAGATTTATCATGATGGGTTGAATAGCTATATCGTTGATGCAGGGACTGGTGATTTATATTTTAGGTCAGCATCTAATCTTTATATTGGCAACGCGGCTGGTACACAAAGCTATATCACGGCGACTGATGGCGGCGCTGTTGACCTTCGTTACAACGGTTCAGCCAAACTAGCCACCACGAACACAGGCATAGACGTTACTGGCAGCGTTGTTAGCGATGGTTTGACTGTTGATGGAAATGCAGTAATAAACAACGGCACAAACGCTACGCTACAACTGCAAGCAACTGGCGGTAATGCTTATCAACTACGAACTGATGTAAATGATGTTTTCATTTATAACGCAACTGGCGCACGTCCTTTAGCAAAATTTGCTTTTGGCGGCGATGTCAGTTTTTACGAAGACACAGGCACAACGCCTAAGTTCTTCTGGGATGCTTCTACGGAACGGTTAGGTCTTAGCACGACTAGCCCGTCTGTAGCGTTAGACGTACAAGCCTCCTCTGGAGCAAGTCGTATAAATGTTGGAACAGGAAGTGTGGCTGGCGACCACGGTGTAAACGTGGTGAGTGGTGGAGCCAATAACGACTATGGCGTTTTCTTCAACGGAAGCATGGCATTAGGTAGTAATACAACTACTGGAGCACAATTAAAAATTGGGTCAAATGGCTCTGAAACAACTTTTCAAACTCTGACTTTTCACACAAATGCTAGTGAGCGGTTCCGCATTGATTCATCAGGCAACGCTACCGTTAAAGCGGCAGGCGAGCTACGCATTCGTGACGATGGCACCTTCATCAAAGAAAACCAAGGCTTGCAAATTGGTAACACAAGTGGCACTGGCACGACGAGACCAATACGTTTCTTTACTGAAAGCGCAGAGCGTATGCGTATTGATTCGTCAGGCCAACTTCTCATAGGTTGTACTGGTCAAACTGGAGATGCGCCAAACTCAGATGGGTTTCTTTTCCAGCAAATTGGTAATTTAAAAATAAGGGTTAACTCTGATGGACAGGTATGTCAGCAGTACTATAGCCCCACAGGAGGCACAAGTGGCCCTGTAGGAAGTATTACTGTTAACGCTTCCTCTACAGCATTTAACACATCATCAGACCAACGTCTCAAGGAAAACATTGCAGACGCTGATGACGCTGGAAGCAGAGTAGATGCCATTCAAGTACGTCAGTTTGACTGGATTACTAATGGCTCTCACCAAGACTACGGCATGATAGCTCAAGAACTACAGACTGTTGCGCCAGAGGCTGTATCTGGAGACGCTGACTCAGAAGAAATGATGGCTGTGGACTACTCAAAGTTAGTACCAATGCTTGTTAAAGAAATACAATCACTACGTGCAAGGGTTGCACAACTGGAGAATAACTAATGGCTACATGGACAATAGCACAACTTGAACGCAACACTGCTGACGGTGGTGTTATCATCGCACACTGGCGCGTCACTGAATCTGAAACTGTGGGAGAGGATACATACACGGCTACGAGCTACGGCACCTGTGGGTTCACCCCAGATCCTTCTGCTTCCGACTATATTGCTTACGCAGACCTAACGGAAGCTGATGTTATTGGCTGGTGTCAGGATGAGTTAGACCAAGAAGGTATTGAAGCATCACTGACAGCTAACATTGAAGAACAAAAGAATCCTACAACTGCTGATGGAGTACCTTGGTAATGCCATACGTAATTGACTTTTTCAACATTGTTACTGCTTTAGTTGCCCTAGCGTCAGCTATCTCAGCAGTAACTGAAACACCTAAAGATGATGAGCTAGTAGCTAAGGCATACAAGATACTAGACATGATTGCACTAAACGTAGGTAAGGCTAAAGACTGATGAAGCAAGATCAGACGCAAACACTTGACTTGGCTCTGGAAGCACTAGAGAAGATAGCTCAACATGAGAAAGAATGTGGTGAGCGTTGGGGTGAAGCTACTGCTGAACTTCGACAGCTTAAAGAACTAGCTTCTGCCCATGCGTTAAAGTGGGAGCGTTTGGCTTGGCTTGTTGTTACTGTTGTGGTAACAGGTGCAGCCTCCGTGATAACAACAGTATTGACATAGAGAGAATATAAATGATTACTCAAGCAGATTTAGACATGGTTATGCCGGGTAACCCACCGGGTACAGGCTCAGGTGTTCAAGGAGGGTTTTTTGGTAATCTCTTGGACACTCTAACTGGCAGTGACTTAATCCAGACAGGGCTTAGTGCTGCTGCTTTACAGGATCAAATGTCTAGGTTATCTGGCATAGGATCTGGTTTAGCTGCTGGGGCTAAAGAGATAGGCCAAGAAGCACAAGCTGCTAGTGCCTTTAGACCCTTTACAGTATCCACAGGCTTTGGTGGTATACAGACTACCCCTACAGGTGGCTATACTACTACTCTATCTCCAGCTATGGCTGCACAACAACAAGCATTACAAGGGATTACCAGTGGCTTGCTTGGTGGCATGGGTGGCATGGGGTTGCCTGCACAGCCTCCACAAGCTCCTGCACTAGCTCCCGGAGACTCGTTTAAGTACGGTCAGTATTTACCTCCATCAGCTTTTCACCAAGGCAATCTACGTCAGCAGCCAATGCAGCCTCCACAAGCTCCTACAGCCCCTGCTACAGGAGGTTTTGGTGCAGGTATACCAGATGTATCAGGTATCCAGAGACAGGCTCTAGGAGGCGTAGGAGGCTTCCTAACGGGTGCTACAGCACCTATGGCACAAAGGGAAGCTGATGTCTATGAGCGCATTAGAGCTACACAGCGCCCTGAAGAACAACGTCAACAGCTTGCATTGGAAGAACGTCTAGCTGCACAAGGGCGCACAGGTTTACGTACAGCACAGTTTGGTGGTTCTCCTGAGCAGTTTGCTTTAGCGCAAGCACAGGAAGAAGCTAAGGCCAGAGCATCGCTAGGTGCGCTAGGACAAGCACAGGCAGAACAGCTACAACAGATGGGACTTGCTGAAAGTTTATTTGGCCTTGGCGGTAGAGCAGCAGGACTGCCACAAGCATTACAGTTAGGTCAGTTGCAAAACATTGGTCTTGCACAAGCTGCACAAGCACAGCCAGAACAACAGTTACTCGCTGCATTAAGTCCTGCTATTAACCTTGCTAACATTGCTGGCACAGGTCAGCGACAGGGTGCTGGTTATCTTGCACAAGCAGGTACTACAGGTCTTGAGGCATTAGGTCAAACTGAGATTGCTAGAGCTAACTTACTAAGAGACTTGTACAGTGGTCTGTTAGCTCAACAAACAAGTGCAGAAACAGGTGAACGACAAGAGAGCATTGCTGGTGGTTTGTTTGGTGACTTAATCTCAGGCATTGGCAGTATCTTTGGAGGACAATAAGTAATGGCTATTAAATTATCACAAGGGCTATTGTCTAGCTTAGGCGGTGCAGGAGGTGCTCAACAACCTTCTGGACAACCTATGGGTTCAGGATTGTTACAGCCTGCTATGTCTTCTAATCCTTTAGTTAACACTCTTGTTAGAAGTGTTGGACAAGCTCGTGGCATGGACATGAGAACTCCAAGTGAGATAGCTACACAAGCTATGTCTCAGATTGGTCAAAATGACCCTGAAAGACTACGTAAGATTGTAGAGATACAGCTACAGGCTGCTGTACGTGCTGGAGATACTACTAACGCAGCTAAGTATGCTAATGTGCTTGAGAATATTAAAGCGCAAGAAGCAGACAAAGCAAAGCTAGCTACGCCTAAAGTTGTTGGTGGTGAAACAGAGCAGCTTAAAGACGATGAAGGTAATAGATATGCCCGTGTAATGAAGGTAGATACTCTAGGTAATCCTTCTTTTGAGCTTATTCCATTACAGGGAGCGCCTAAAGTTCCTGTGGGAACACCACAAACAATAGGTTCAGGAGGTCTTACATCATCTGAACGTATTGATGAAGCTGCCGATGAAGCAGCAGAGGTTAAAAAAGCAGAAGCTTGGGGAGACCAAGTAAACAATATATACGCCGCAGGATTTCTTGCTGTTGAAGAAATACCTAAATTAGAAAAAGTATTAGCTGTTGTAGAAGACCCTGATTTTACTTCAGGAGGCTTATATAATGTTCTTGAAGAATTCCAGAACTTCTTTGGTTTAGGTAGTGCAGATGTAGGTGAGTTTAAGGAATATACTGCTAATATTCTTACACAGAAACTTGACGCTTTTACAGGTGCTATCAGTAACGCTGAAAGAGAATATTTAGAAAGAAACCTTGCCAACTTTAAGCAAAGTCCAGAAATAAACGCTAGGCTTCTTAGAAACATTCTTGAAGGTTTTAAAAAAGCTAAAGAAAAAGCGTTGGTGTTTGCAGATAGAGAAGATTCAGACAATCCCTTCAAAAGATCTGAATGGTTTAGGTTTGTCAATAACAATCGTTTTGTAGGGGCTAACGGCAACGGTGTTAGTGGGCCTACAACCAAAGAAGCCACCCTTGATGACTTGTTAAACTAAGGTAACTAATAATGGCCCAAAATGAAAGATTAACATATAAAGGCGTAGAGCTTCCTGAAGGCTTTATGCAGATGGGACAAGAACAGAGAAAGGCATTCCTATTAAAAAATAATCTTGTTACTGTCCAAGAACTTCAAGACAGGGGCTTATCAGATGCTTCTCTACCAGTAGGTGATGCAGATGTATTTGATACTGTTGAGAAGGTAGGAGATTGGACTTTAGATAATATGGATGTTGTAGCCCCTGCTGCCGCTGGCGTAGTTGCGTCAATGATGACTAAAGGTGCTGCGGCACCTATTGCTACGTCAGCTATAGTATCAGCCGCTAGTAAATACTACGCAGACACTAGGAAGGGAGAAGAACCTTCTGTAGGGGCTTCTGCGTTAGCTGGTGCAGAAAGTATCGGGATAGATTTAGCTACTTTAGGCGCAGCTAAAGTAGGTCTACCTATGCTCCGTATGATGGGCTTTGCTAGTGATGAAGCTACAGACTTGATTGAGCACGCTGGTAAAGTTGAAGCTATGCCTCCGGGCACACAAGAGTCCCTAAGACAAACTCAGTCTATACTGAGACAAAGCGGTCAAGAAGCTGCTAGTCTTAGTGCATCACAGACAGGCCAAATTAATAGAGCCTTACAGATATTTGAAAATGTAGTAGACAACGCCCCTTTTACTGGAGGCAGGGCTGTAGAACGTGCTAATGCTAACAATCAAGCTATACAAGGAGCTTTTTTAGATTTAGTTAGAGATGGCAGAACTGTGTCTCCGGGCAACAATAGTTACGGTATATTTGTAAACACTGCTGTTAAAGCTGGAAAACAAGCTCTTTCTAATAACTACACTAGGTCTTTAGAAGATTTCTCTAGTAGTTTTGGCAATACACCAGTTAAGCCTGATATTTTATTAGCAAGACTCCAGCAGTTACGTAAAGAAACTGAGATTGTTGCTGATGTAGCTAAAGGTAAAAAGTTAGGGGTTCCTAGAACACAAGCAGAGTCTGCTATAACAGCAGAGCAAAGAGCAGTTTTAGAAAAGCCTACTGTTGTTAAAAGATCAATCAGTGAAGACTTTGACCCTGAAGCTATGAGACTTCTTGACCAGTATATAGAAACTTTCAGCACTGGAAGGACTGATGGTTCTGTTGTCTCAATGCCTGTTAACTCTCTTATAAAACTTGAAAAGAGCCTAAGAAGAAGAATAGCCTCTGCTGGTAATTTTGATGGACAAGGAGTAACTAACACTACTTTGGAAGCGGATCTTACTTCTTTAGCAAATGCCGTACAAGACGCTTTAGAACCTACTCTTAGAAGGGTTGACCCTAGAGCAGCGGAGGACTATGCTTCTCTAAAAACAGCTTACAGAGAAGGTTTAGCAGACCTTGTGCCTCCTGTTAACATGGGAGACATTAAACAAGCTGGTAGAGGATATTTTGAAGCAGCAGGTAGAACACTGCTTGAAGGGGGTAGCAAGAGCCAAGTAGACGCTTACCTAAAAACTATAAGAAGGTCTTATGCAGAGTTACGAAGGGCTGGAGGTAATGTAAAAGACTTAGCTTACAAGAACGCTGATGAAGCTATTGGAGCCTTGCGTAGAGGCTATGTTGAGCAGTTAATGCCTAATGTAAACAATCCTAACTTTGACATTAATGACTACAAGAGACTTGCAACTGAAGCTGAGAAACCTTCTGTAAAAGAGATTCAACAGTCAATAATGGGAGAAGACTACGGTAGGTTTAAGTCTTTACTTAACGCTATGTCAGATGCAGGCAGCAATGATGGGTCTTTGTTCGGCGCTTTGCTGTTAAACTCTAAAACTACATCCGCTGTTTCCGGCCTACTTACTGTAGGCGCAAGCACTGCTGCTGGTGGCCCTTTAGGATTCGTAACTTCATCGCTTGGCTGGCTTATGGCACCGTCAGTGTTACAACGTATTGTTAGCAGCCCTAAAGCTGTTAATCAGTTACTGCTGTTGCAAAACAAGAGTAAGTCAGAGAACTTAACTCCTGAGTTTCTCATGTCAGGAGCAGCAAAGATCTTTAGCTCTTTGAGTGATGAAGATCAAGCCTACATACAAAATGTAGTCAGAGAAGAAGTATTAGGGCCAACTAAAGCAATCCTGAAGGTAGAGGATGCGCTTGGGCCTAGGTACGGACAGGAAGGTGTTGTTAGATACCGTCCAGCAATAGGAATGTAGAGACAAAGGGGGCATTGCGCCCCCAAGTCTTCTTAAGCTACATTAGCAAACTTAACCTTACCAACGTCACCACGTAGTCCAGCCTTCATGTAGGTGGTAGCTCTGCCTTCAAAGAAGTTCTGATGCTCTACACCTAACACATCGTCCAGCCAGTTCAGTGGGTTCTCTTTGACATTGTAGTTAGTCTTGAGTCCTAACTGTAGAAGCCTACGGTCAGCAATGTACCTGATGTACTGTTGCATCTCCTTCTTGGTTAAGCCCGGTATGTCACCTTGCTCAAACACCAAATCCAAGAACCTATCCTCTAG